GAATGTACGACACGCCATCCTTGTTCATAATGACAATCCTGTATTCTCGAATAACATATTCATCCAGTACGCTGGTGGTCGCTTCGGATCAGGAGGTGAGCCCGTCCAAATACGACTATAGAACTCCGGATCGTAGAAGCCAGGATCCATGATCTGTTTGATCCACAGCAGGTGGGAGGCATCAATCGTAGGATACGATCTGCCGCCAATCTTCTTCTCTGCGATCCTCTCTGAATCGTTCACATGGCACTCGTGCACTAGCGGACACAGCAGCACCACAGCCCGACGATCATTGACGCGATGCATCGCACCTGAACCGCTACTCAAGTGAGCCACTTGCAGCCACCAATCGCCATACCAGTTGGCTGGACGAGTACCCTTGGTCAATCCTGAGATCCAGCAGAATCTTCTTCCTGAGATGTCGCGTATTGCTCCAGCATCTCCTTTTTCGCCCATACGTTTTTCAGGTAGCCCTGAAAGTCCTGACTGTTCCATCCTTCAGCCTCCGCTTTTCTTAGTGCCACAACCCGCAACCTCGGACTCAATTTCGCAGCAGCTAAGTGGTGAGACCACGATAGGCTGGCATTGCGATGCTCTGGTGGATACTTAGCAGCCATCGCTACACACCGATGAAGCAAATCAGGGCTGAAGCTTGGATCTACTGCCTGATATGCATCATCACCAAACAGCTTCTCTCCTTGCAGAATCGCATCGCCAATCCACCAGTAAATGTGTCTTTGCATCCAAGCCAGTCTGCTTAGTGTTTCTTCAAGCTGGTCTAGGCTAGGTGGAGCCGAGCAGTACATCCTGCTATCAGTAAAAATGAAAGGACCATCCCTAAATGAGAAATCGTTCATACCAGCACCTCAACATCTAAGGTTTGATTCAATCTATGAAGGCGATGTGTGTCGAAGTATGCTTTCTCAAACTCCATCAGTCCCGCAGCCACCTTCTCGGAAAACTGATTCTTTACTTGATCGATGGCATTGAGGCAGTTGATATAGCTTCCGAAAGTAATCAGTAACTTACTGGCTGTCTTCTCTCCAACACCTGACGCACCAGGGATGTCATTGCGACCAACCATAGCCAGCCAATCCACCCACTGCTTAGGTTCGCAGGCGTAATTCTTAAACAACGACTCGCGATTGAAGAACTGCCCCTTCCAGTACATGTTCACTTTGGGTCCGAGACACTGATACAAATCCTTGTCTTGGCAAACCATTACACACTTATCGCCAGCAAGTGCATACGAGGTGGATAGTGAGGCCAATACGTCGTCTGCGTCATACGTTGGAAACATATATCGTTTCACGCCACGCTTATCAAGTGCCTCCCTAGCACTAGCAACAAAAGACAAAAAGCCGCTAGTGATGTCGAGCCGACTGCTTTTCCAACGTGAGTCTTTAGCATATCTCCAGCTTCCTTCCTCCATCTCATCAGCAAACAGGAAGAGAGAACTCATTGAGAAAGCCATCTTAATTCTTGAAATGATGTCAGCGAACTCAGATGCTGGACTGGTATCCTTGGCGCGATGATACGCTAAATGGCAGATAGCCTTGAAGTCAATCACCACCACGATCCTCTCCTTTCGGCCCTCAAGAAAGTCAGCCAATCGTTTGTTGTACGCTGGCAAGCAACCTCTCAAATACCAAGCTTGGCTAACAAAGTGAACAAGGTTTCTTGCCACTGACACAAGCTGTGGGATGTTCTCACACTCTAAAAGCATCTGCCGAAAATCTTTGATCTGTTCGGCCTGCCACTCCGTTATACTACTAGCCATTGCCTATACTCCTAAGTGCTGCTGCTTCCGTTTGATTTACCTTGCGACTCCAAGTTGATTCATCTCGTGGCATCCTTAGCAAATCACCTGGAGGGTAGTAGCCATAGGTGCGATAGAATAAGGCTTTGAGTTGATTAAAGTTCATGGCACGAGGACTTGTAGAGTTTCGTGTTCTGAAGTAAAGATTGTCCCACCTCTGCTGGTCAGCACTGGTTCGCGGGCGAGTACGAGGTGGCCGAAAGTTTGGTCCCGTCACCCGACGCAGTTCACCGTTCTGCTGCACAATCATTTTGCTTCTGCCACGAGATTCTCTACCGCATCCAACCGGAGGAGCAGGGCAAGCAGGCATATTGCCGTGACGCACAGTTCCACAGTGCGGACACACAATTGGATCTTGGTCAGGATTCTTTTCCGCTTGCTCACGTATCTTCTTCTCAATCTGCTCCTCAGTCTGATAGTACATCTCCTCCCAGTTGCGATCGCGATTAGGTCCGCCACCGAACTTGTAGTAGGAGCCAGCATGATCCGTAATGAGAACGTGGTCAGGCGTCTCTGCCGAATAGCGAATAACCCTACCCGTCGATTGCAAGTACGTCTTGATCGATCCCATGGGACAGGCAAGAACTAAGTGATACATCTGTGGCAAGTCGATGCCCTCCCTGAGGACAAAGCGATTGCATATCACCTTGATGTCACCATCTTTCCAAGCATCCAAAACCTCTTGTCTAATCTTGCCATCTGTGTCCGAGTACACCTGATCGTTGATCTGCACTTTATTGGCATCAATATGAGCAGCCTTTACGCCCTGCCGCATGAAGTCCAGTGTCAATCCAATCGATGACTCCACGCAGGGTGCGAACACAAGCGTTGGCCTTTTGTCTGGATTCTCAGTAAACCACTCTTCGATCACACGACCAACAATCTGCTGGCTCCACACATGCTTTCTAATATCACCGATACTGTACTCTCCCGTCTTGACTCGCTTAACCTTAGACAGGTCAAATTCGAACGGAGCCTTAATCACAGCCCTTACGTGAGCACCAGCAGCCAAGCATTCCGAAGGTTTACCTGACACAACCAGCTTTGGGTACAAGTGACTCATACCCACAGGAGTTGCCGACAAGCCGACGATCTTGCGATTGCGATGTAGGTAAGACCTCAAGAACTTTTCGCTCTCACCACTGGCTTGCAAGTGACCTTCATCCACAAACACATAGTCAGCGTCAAATGGTTCCCAACGATTGCTATTGATGGTTCTGGAAATTTCAGTCTGAATGGAACTAATCTGTATATCCTGCGTCGAATCAAAATGCTCAGCCAGTGATGCTGCTCGCACGCCAAAGCCTATACCTTTAGCTTGAGCGTTAAGCATCGTTTGATACGTGAGCATCTTGCGGTTAGTCAGGATCAAACACTTAGCTCCCTGGCTCTGATAATACTGAGCCAGTGCCCACATCATGTCTGACTTACCAGCGCCCGTAGCACTACATAGCGTTACAGCATTTGTCGATCTTAAAGCCTCCACTACCTGCACCACACCATTGATCTGATGAGGCCACGGAGTCCTTGAGAAGAATGGCATTAAGGCTTCTTGCATTGTTCTCTCCATATCGTGACGAACGAGGCAAAGGCCACCTGCACTCTCTCTTTCCACGGAGATCGCTTTAGCTTTTTACCTTCGGCAACCGAGTCGATGCGAGCAGGAAGCTCAGCAATAAACCTCTCAATCTTGGCTATCTCTTGCTCAAGACGTTTGTTTTTCTGCTCAGGCTTTTCCGGTTGGCCCGACTGGTGCTCAGCCACTGCCTGAACAACTTCCTCCACAGAACGGAACACTAGATCCTCGCCTACGTTCGTTGGCAAATTCTCTAGCACATCACACACCTGAGATTTCTGCGATTCAGGCAAGTCCTTGATCGACAGAATAGATTCTGGGGTAGCTGCAATATGACCATGAACAATGTTCCGTTTGGCCTGCGGAGTTAAAGAATCCAGTACTTCCGTCACTGCCAAATCCGACCAGATCTGGCGAGCCGAAACACCCGTTGCCTTAGCGACCGACTCTACGATAGCAGTCTTAGACCCACGAACATTACTAATCTTGGTCGCCTTGGCTTCGACAAGCATAGCCCTCCACCGAGCCCGACTAATACCATCACCATTACGCCGACCGAACTGATGAGCGAAGATCCAATCCTTAACCTGCTGACGATTCTCAAAAGGAATGTCGATCGTAGTAAACGGTACGTTCTCCGCTAACGCAATCTCGTAGCGAGTCATACCATCAACGACTATATCCTCGCCCTCCCATACAACAATCGGATCGATCACTCGGCCATCGCGAACGATGTTCTTGCGTAACTGATCTAGCTCTTCAGCACTATGAGCCTCTAGTAAATTCCTAAACTCATCATCAACGACTAATAGCCTGTCCATCCACCTGCTCCTTCCATAGGTAGCTCTTGCCAGTACTCGTCTCCACCTCTTCTGCGTATCCTCGCTCAACGGCCTGCTTCCAGATCGTCTCGTCCTTCACACTACAACTGTCTACCAGAGCAGCACCCAGGAACATTGAGACAGCCATACACAAGCACGTTATGCTGATACAGTCATCTACCTCTTTCTCACGCATTACCAAGCCCCTCCGAACAGCAAAAACGCAGCCAGTGCGATAATAGGCCACACCCACCACGGAGCACCGAGAAATATCAACAACCCTTGCATCAAGAACTTCATTGCCCAAGACGGCAGAAAACCGCTAAGCTTTTCGTAAAGATTGAAAATCGCCTGACGGATCCTCTTAAATGGTCTGAATCTCCTGCGCTCACTACCATCCTGATTCTGCGATTGTCTGCGGCCCCAACCCTTGAATCTCTTCAGCATCGTAGAACTCCTTTGTGAAAACAAATTGACTAGGGACGACTGGATCGACACACAAAACAAGACGATCCTTGGCTCGTGTCATTGCCACGTACATCAATCGCCTCTCCTCAATTATTCCCTCCTCAGAGCGAATGGATTTCTTGCTTGGAAAAACTCCCTCCTTAAGGTCAGCTATGATCACCACTGGCCACTCTAGACCCTTCGCCTGATGGATCGTAGATACCGTGACCGCATCCTTACTTGACTCAACCTCCGCAGGTGAAACCAGCTTCTCAACCGCATCACGCACGAAGTAACCACCTACGCTCTTCTTGACCTCAACCACACTTGAACGAAGCTCTGGCACATCCTTTACTTCCTCAAGCGCCTCAGCGAACACTAGCTCTGTATTGCTACATGAGCCAATAAACTTCACAATCGACACTCCATTCCTGTTAGTGACTAGAGAAGCCAGGATGTCCTCTGGCTCATTCCCTGTTAGATGAATCGATATTTGTCGAGCAGCTTCCTTGAACAGAATCTGATGAATGACATTATCTCTGTTCATGCCAAACATCGCGGCCATAGCCAGAAATGCTACCTTACCTTGCACTGGCTTGACTGCGTTGCATGGCACATTAGCCTCTGCTAACTCACGAGCTAAATACTCTACCGTTCGATTTGTTCTACAAAGAATCGCTATCTCCTGTGGCTGATATAGATCCTCCATAAGCTTTAACACCTCTAGGACTGGACGATCGGTAGAGATTGTCACTGGATCGAATACACCATCTCGCACAGAAACCACATCGGCCTCAGCGTCAGGATTGAACTGAATTAGGTGATTACTTGCTCGCACAATCTTAGGCTGGCAACGAAACGATTCCTTTAGTGGCAAAGCCAAACTCTTTTCACTGACAGCATAGCTATGAAAAATCTCTGGAGCCGCATTACGCCACGAGTAAATGTTCTGGTTCATGTCACCGACAATCACAAGCTGAGCAGCAGACCGCTTAACCAACTCCTCAATCAGAAGCCACTGAATCTTGGACGTATCCTGAGCCTCATCCACAATGAGAAGCCTGCACGATGGTCGATACATACCTGACTGCAAGACCCATATCGCCGTAAGCAATACACCCAAGTAGTCGCTGTAGTTGCTGGTCGTCATCAATTGATCCATCGCACCTAGCAGCCTAGCCTCTTCCGTTACCTTAGCGTTCTCGGCAGGACGATTGCCTAGATAAGGAGCTACTCTCATTTCATCAATAAGTGATGCCACCTCTGGCGTAGCCTTGACCTTGTGCATCTCACAAACGATCTGAAACAGAATCCAGTGACATGCTGGACTCAGTAGCTTTAGATCGGAAAAGCGATTCTTGGCGATACTCAAAGCCAGGGCGTCGATCGTACTAGCCTGCACCCGTCGACCTTGCCGACCAAGCCTGTCTTTAAGCTCTCGTGCCGCTCGCCGCGTGAACGTGATCGCAATCACATCTTCACCAGCCATGCCTCGCTCTAGATGCTCCTTAATCAAGCCAACGACCGTATGCGTCTTGCCTGATCCTGGGCCAGCCTTCACAACCACTGGCCCCATTCTCATTAGGCTTGAATGAATAATTGCTTCCTGCTGCTCTGAAAAATCAGACATGGATAACCTCCAGCTTTGTGTCACCAACCACAGTGTCGTGCCAGTGAGCAATAAAGACATTGCCTCGTGCAACGCGAGTCAGTGCTAAGACAAACTTGTTGGTATAAACCGAATCAAGTTCACCGCCCTCTAGGAATAGTAGTGATCGCACTACGTTACGTACAGCATGAATAGCCAAAATAATCGAAGATCCGTAGATCAATCTCTCAGCACCACTCATCGCTGCAAACACACTTCCATTGGTGTTCTTGATGACCACAGACGGACGCTTGCCAGCCACTGGCTCAATCACTACCGGAGATAGGCCACAGTAAGTAATGATCTCATTAGCAATCTCACACACCTTGCCAATCCCATCGTTCATCGCCTTAACTCGGAACGATTGCAAGTCCTCAATCAACTGTTCAAAGTATGGCTCCAGCGACTTAAGCTTCGTCGATTGATTACGTGCGTCTTGCGCAGTGAGCAGGTAGCGTGAG